GTGATTACAATTGTCCACGATGTTCAATGAGTTTCTTGATGTTTTAAAAGAAAACCATTTTATTGAAACTCCAGTAGATGTAAAAACCTTTGTTCAGTCTCCTGAATATCTTGGTCAACCACTGCTTTCTGATATTCAATATGAAATAGTAGAGGCAATGAGTCAAATTTATCGCAAAGAAGACCTGATAGAACTTATGGGTCAAGCCGAAGGCTTAAATCATTTTAATAAATATACAAAAAATGAATTAATTCTTCAACTTGGCAAGGGTAGTGGCAAAGATTTTATTTCAACCGTAGCATGTGCATATGTAGTATATAAATTACTTTGCCTAAAGGATCCAGCAACATACTTTGGCAAGCCTGCAGGAGACGCAATTGATATTATTAACGTTGCTGTTAACGCACAACAGGCTAAGAACGTTTTCTTTAAAGGCTTTAAAACAAAGATTGAAAAATCTCCGTGGTTTGCGGGTAAGTATAACGCTAAGGCTGACTCAATTGAATTCGATAAGGCAATTACAGTTTATTCTGGTCATTCAGAAAGAGAATCTCATGAGGGTTTAAACCTTCTTATGGCAGTACTTGATGAGATTTCTGGTTTTGCTACAGAAGTAGGTACTGGTAACGAACAAGGAAAAACTGCTGATAACATCTATAAAGCCTTCCGTGGTACCGTAGATTCTCGTTTCCCTGATCTTGGTAAAGTTGTTTTGCTTTCATTCCCCAGATATCAAGGTGACTTTATTTCCCAACGATATGAAGCAGTTATTGCTGATAAAGAAACTATTGAGCGTAGACATACGTTTATCATGAACGAAGACTTGCCACACGATGATCCAGGAAACCAGTTTGAAATTTCGTGGGATGAAGATACAATACTTTCATATAAAATACCAAGAGTCTATGCATTTAAAAGACCAACTTGGGAAGTTAATCCTACTCGTAAAATAGAAGATTTTAAATTAGCCTTTTACACAGACCTAGGAGATGCAATGATGCGCTTTGCTTGTATGCCAACATATGCATCAGATGCTTTCTTTAAGCAAAAAGATAAACTAGAAAAATGTATGAACACAAGAAATCCACTAGATCAGTTCAGAAGGTTTGATGAAACCTTTAAGCCAGATGAGAATAAGGTTTATTATATACATGCTGACCTTGCACAAAAGCATGACAAGTGTGCAGTTGCTATTGCTCACGTAGATAAGTGGGTAAACATTCAGGTCATTAAAGATTATGAACAGGTAGCGCCAATTGTTGTAGTGGATGCAGTAGCCTGGTGGGAACCAAGAGCAGAAGGTCCAGTTAACCTATCAGAAGTCAAGCAGTGGATTATGAACTTACGTAGACAAGGATTTAATCTTGGCATGGTTTCTTTTGACCGATGGCAGTCATTTGATATTCAAAATGAGTTGCAAGCAGTAGGAATTAGGACTGAAACTGTTTCTGTTGCAAAGAAACACTATGAGGATTTGGCTATGATGATTTATGAGGAGCGTGTTTCAATTCCCATGATTCCAATCTTGCTTGAAGAAATGTCAGAGTTAAAGATTATGAAGGGCAACCGTGTTGATCACCCCCGTAAAAAATCTAAAGACTTGGCAGATGCTGTATGTGGAGCCGTATTTGGGGCTATCTCTCACACAGCAAAGACTAATAATACAGAAATAGATGTCCATACCTGGAGTTCTGCAACACGACTTGCACAAAAACAAAGGGATATGGTAGAATTGGATAATCGAGAAATGCCTAACGATGTTAAGGATTTCCTCGATAAATTCAACTTAATATAAACAAACAAACAAGGAGAAAGATGAATTCATTTAAGAAAATCGCTCTAGGACTCGCTGCAGCAATGTCCTTTGGCGTACTATCGGCACTTCCGACAAGTGCTGCTGTGATTGCACCTACACTAACGATTGATTCTGCTACAGACTCAATTCTAGTTGGTGAAACTGCAACAGCAGTAGTTACACTGTCATTTATTTCAGAAACAACAGCAGATACAGCAACCGTGCTTTCTGCTATGTTTGCACAGCCATCAACGGCTAACAAGTCAGCAACAATTACATTGCTAGAAACATCAACAGCAACTGTAGCAATTGCTAACACTAATCTTTCAGCAGATGTTAACTCAACTGTTAATACTCCAGGATATGTAACTGCAAAGTTTACAGTATCTTTGGTTGCTCCATCAGTTGCAGGTACATACGAGGCAAGAATTATTACAACTCGCCCATCAACTGGTCCATCAGTTGCATGGACAGTAACAGTAGGGGCTGGAGATACAGTTCCATCTGCTTCAACAACAACTTCAATTCTTAATAGAGGTGAAGTAATTACTGCTACAGCAGATGATTCAGTATTTGCGCCAAAGGCAGCAGCAACAGATGCAGCAGCAGTTATTGTTATTGCACAAAAGAATGCAGCAGGCAGAGCAACTTCAGAGTCGCTTCTTGCTACAGTAACTGGATCAGGAGCAATTGGATATGGCACAAATGCCACAACAATGTCACTTCTTGGTCGTTCAGTTGTTATCCCTTCAGGAAATTACATTGGCGTATTTGCTGACGGTACTGCAGGAGTTGGAACAATTACAATTACAACACTTACAGGTACAGTACTTGCAACAGAGAAGGTAACATTCTATGGAGACATTGCTACAATCGAAGCAACTCCAGTCAAGTCTGTTATTGCACTTGGTGCAAACACAACTACAGTTAAGGCAGTAGCAAAGGATGCTTCTGGCGTAACAGTTGGAGCAGGAACACTTAATGCTTTCTCAAGCAATATTGCAACAGTATCTGATTCAGGTACAGCAGCAACAATTGTTAATGGTGAGGCAGTATTTACTCTTACTGGTGTTAAGGCTGGAGATGTTGCAGTTACAATTAAGTCTGGAACAATCTCTTCTAACTCAGTTGCAGTACGTGTAGAGTCACCAGCAGCAACTGTAAAGTTGGCTTTTGACAAGGACACATATCTTCCAGGAGAAGCAGCAACTATTAGAGTAACAGTTCTTGATGCAGCAGGTCTTCCATTATCTGGAAAGACACACTCTGCTCTATTTGCAACAGGTGGAATTACTTCAACCTATGCATTTGGTTCAGGTTCAGATATTCTTACAGCAACATCAGTTACAACTGATACTGATACAGTTAAGTCATACAAGGTATTTATGCCATTGACAGAAAACACTGTAACAATTTCAGCAACTGGTGGAACTTCACTTCCTTTGGCTGGACAGGTAGCAGTATCTGCAACAGCGAAGGTATCAAACTCTTCTTCTAGCACAAACGCTACTCTTGCAGCATTAGTTGCACAGATTACCGCAATGCAGGGAATTTTTGATAGCCTTAAGGCAGAAATTACAACACTTAAGGCTGATAAGGCAGCAGCAGATGCTAAGGCAATTGCTGATCGTGCTGCTTTTGTAAAGCAGTATAATTCTCTTGCAACTAAATGGAACAAGAAGAATCCAAAGTCTAAGGTTGCACTTCTTAAGAAGTAAAACTTTATAAATTAGGGGGTTAGCCAAGTGCTAACCCTCTTTTTTATTTCAACAAAATGATATAATAAGACTATCAAACATCGGAAAGGATGTGCCCTCTATCGAAAAGATCCTACTAAAAAGTGGGGTAGTTGCTTTTTTGGTGGGTTTGTGGTTTATCTTATCTCCAATTAGCCAAGCACATGCAGATGAAACAGTAACAAACCAAGTATCTTCGTCTGATACATCAACGGCAACAATAGATTCTTCTTCAACAGTTATAGTGCATACATCTGTAGAAAGTGCTACAGCCATAATTGAGGTAGCACAGGCTACAATTACTCAGGCTGAAACTACCACGGCAGTCATAGAGACCCAAGCAACAGCCATTACAAGCCCTACAGAGACCATTACAGCCACTATTACACAGGCAAATACTTCTATTACCCAGGCTCAGACAGTAGTAGATAGTGCTACTGTGGCTGTTAACAATGTTATTTCTACTCAGAATTCCCTGGCTCAAGCGGTAGAAACTCAGACTGCTATGGCTCAAATAGTAGCCTCAGAATCAGCAACAGTCTTATCTCTGACAGATAGTATGACAGTTCTTAATGGACAAATAGATAGTCAAACAGCAATAGTTTTATCTGATAGTGCAACAGTAACATCAGAGCAGGCTGCCTTAACTTTAGTTGAAGATCAGATAGCCTTACAAAATTCAGGCAATCCACAAACAACAGATCTTCCTAAAGACGATGACTGGTCATTCCAAATGACTCTGCCCTATGCCCTCAGACTTGGTGATCAAGAATATACAGATGTTTATGTTGCTACAAATGGTTTGATATCTTTTGGTACCCCACAAGGTTGGGGTGGAAATGCTCCAGCAGTTTATATTAACTTCCGTGACTGGTGGAATGTTGATTCAGACACTTATGTTAGATATTCAACAACTATTAACACACTTTTAATTGAATGGATGGTTAGAGGGTATGGAACTCGTTCTGGGCAACTAACTAATATTATTTTTGATGCTGATGTAAATCCAATTGATGGAACATGGAAAGCAGATGTATCTTCAGTGGGTCAAGCAGGAAGCGGTCAAGTTCAAGTTAATCAAATAATTAATAATCAATTAACTGGATCTGTTATACAGCAAAATGAAGGGAGCACTCCAACAAATTTATCAGCACATATTGATATTACTGGATATACTCCATATACACCACTTCCAGCAGATACAAATTTAGCAGAGGCACTTGCATCAGCACAGGCAGATCTTTCTGCAGCACAATCAGTTTTGTCTGCATCACAATCAGTTCTGAATAGTTTGCTTGCAAATGAAGATGCTTTACAGTCTGAAATAGATGCAGCACAGGCTAATCTATCAGCAGCCCAAGCAGATCTTGCAGAAGCAACACAAGAAGTTGCTTACTGGGAAAATGAATTAGACAATGCAGAAGCAGAATTAAATGCTGCAGTATCTTCAATTGAGCCAGTAGTTGAAGCAATGAAAGCAGCAGTTGTTATTGCACAAACAATAGTTAATAATACTCTTGCAGAAGAAGAGGCAGCACGGCAGGCTGCAGCAGCAGCGGAGGCTGCTAGACAAGCAGCAATAGCAGAAGCAAATGCAAGAGCAGCAGAAGCAGCAGCAGCCCGTGCACAAGCAGAAGCAGCAGCAGCACAAGCAGCAGCAGCAAAGGCTGAGGCAGATCGTATAGCAGCAGAAGAGGCTGCAGCAAAGGCTCAAGCAGATGCTGAAAAGGCAGAAGCAGATAGGATTGCTGCAGAAGAAGCAGCACAAAAGGCAGAACAAGAAGCACAGGCTCAGGCAGAAGCAGAAGCAAAAGCAGAGGCTGAAAGATTAGAGGCTGAAGCAGAAGCAGCAAGACAGGCTGAAGAAGATGCTAAGGCTGAGGCTGCAGCCAAGGAAGCGGAGGCAGAGGCTGCCAGACAAGCAGAGGAAGATGCTAAAGCAGAGGCAGAAGCAAAAGAAAAGGAATTAGAAGAAGCAAAGGCTGAAGAAGAAGAGGCTCAAGCAAAAGAAGAAGAATTAAATGAGATTCTTGAAGATGCTAAAGACGGTAAAGAATTAACTGAAGAACAAAAAGAAGTTCTTGTAGAGGCTTTGCTTGAAGACCTTAAGCCTGGAGAATCAGTTTCAGCAGCAGAAATTAAAGCATCTGGAGTTTCATATGCAGACCTTCCACCATCAACACCAGTTGAACTTCGCACTGATGAAAATGGAAATGCTCTTGTAATTACCGCTGCAGTAGCAGCAAATATTGAATTAGTTCAAGATCCAGGAGCGTTGCTTACAGCCGCTCTAACAGATCCTGGAGCAGCATTAGCAGCACTTGGAAGCATCGGCGCTGATATGACAGAAGCAGAAAGAGAAGAAGCAACAGAAATGGTTGTGGCTACAGTTGTAGCAGCAGGTGCAGCAATTAATGCCGCAGCCGTTGCAACAGGTGGGGCAACTGGAGGAGGTACAGGTGGTGGAGGAAGTTCTGGTGGGGGCGGTGCTTCAGGTGCCAATTCACCAGGTTCAAGAGGAGGAAGAAAATGGTAAGAATACTAAAAAATATAATCAAAGATCTAATTGATCAGGCATGGACTCTTCTTGGAATGTTTATTGCCTGGGTTGTGTTAGATGGTAGTGCAAAAACCATAGTTGGCTATGGAATTATAGCAACTACCGCACTTTGGATATTAACTAGTCCTGCTAGAAATAAAGAAGAGTAGTATAATACAGACTATGAAGAAAATGTTAGCACTGCTATCAATCATAGCCTTATCTATGTCTTTAACTTCTTGCGGAATGTTAGAAAATAGATATCGTTATGAGTGCCATGACCCTGCTAACTGGTATAATAAAGAGTGTAATCCACCAATCTGCCAAGCAGATGGGTTGTGCACTAAAGACATACTTGGTTTTGATCCTACGGAGGGTAGCGTAAATGAGTAAAAAAAGATATACATCAGATGAACTAGATGCAAGATTAAAGTTTTTCCTTGGCATGACATTAGGAACAATTCTATTGTTTACAACTATGGGTATTTTGTATGCCCTGGTTTTTGTTACACAACCAATAGGTGAACAATCAGAAAATGATAAAATGTTTTTCAATGTTCTATCATCTGTAGCAACATTTATTACTGGCACGCTTGCTGGTATCTTGATTGGTAAAAATGGTGGGGGTTCAGATAGTTCACAAACTTCTCAGCCATATGAGTCACAGGCTATTCAAACATCTGAGCCTACAGTTAGCCAGGTAGCAGATGATATTGATGATCTTGACGACTTTATTGAATAAATAACACCTTGCTTGACACTATTTAAGGGTAGATGGTATACTTAAATATACGTATCTAGAGGGGTTTTTGCATGACTTGCATTGCTGTAGTAAAACATGACGATAAAATTTACATGGCTGGTGACCGTGGTGCGTCAGATGATGGAACTATTCTTGCTCTAGATGCACCAAAAGTTTGGAAAATTGGTCCATATTTAATTGGATATGCGGGGGCAATGGATGGAGAAAGAATTCGTTATAACTTTAAGCCAACTGCACCAAACATTAAAGATACAGATAAGTTTATGCAAACAAGATTTGTTAAAGAATTAAAAGAATTTTATAATGAGTTTTGGGTAGATACATCAAAAGATGGAGATCTTGGTTTGATTATTGCAGTTCGTGGTGAAATATATGAACACAGTTCTGCGGATATGTCTTTATCTAAATATACACTTCCATATCTTGCAATGGGTTCAGGTGCTGAATATGCTTATGGCGTTCTATATGCAACTGATAAACAAAAAAATGCAAGAAATCGTGTAGTCTCTGCTGTATCAGCAGCAATTAAGTTTAGTCCATCTTGCATGGGTCCAGTTGACGTAGTAAGCATTTAAGGGTATACTTATAATATGCATGAAGAAGATAGCGTAGAAGACGCAGAGTTTGGCATTTGGTTAACAAATGGAATTGAACGGGGATGGGTAACAGAACCGTATTGCAATACCCATGATGGTGGATATCAGTACATGGGTGAAGATGAAATGCAAGAATGGGAAGACGGTGGCGACCCATGTTGTCATGTAGTCCGTCTAATGATCTAAGGAGAAAAATGAAAAAAATAGCAGTGGGGTTAATTGCAGTAGTAAGTTTAGTGGTTTTACAACCAACATATGCTCAAGATAAAAAGTCAATCGTTATTATTGACACAGCAGTAGACACATCTCTACCAGCATTGCAAGGTAAGATTATCCATGAAGTTTGCTTAATGGAAGAACTTCGTTGTCCAAACAAGAAGTCTTTTATGGAAGGTCCAGGATCTGCAACGCTTCCAGCAAATCAGATTTATTCTGGGGGATTTGCACATGGAACACAAATGTCTTTGGTTGCTACAAAAACCAATCCAAACATTGACATTGTATTTATTCGAATTTTTCCTATGGATAAAAATGGAAATGTTGCTACATCTGCTGCAAATGCAAACAGCACAGTAAAGCAGGCTCTTGATTGGGTAATTAAAAACAAGACAAAGTTTAATGTAGTTGCAGTTTCTGTTTCGCTTGGTCAAAAACCAACAAAGACTGGAACAAATTATTGCTCTATGAATAGATTCGACTCTGGACTAAAATCTTCTATTGAGTCTTTAAAGGCTTTAGGTGTTGCATCAGTTTTTGCAACTGGTAATGAAAGAGATAAAACTCGTATTAACTATCCAGCATGCTTAACAGAAGCAGTGGCAGTTGCATCTATTGGTCCTAGAGGAAATACAGAAGCATACAATAATGATTCTGCAGAAACTGATTTTTATGCTCTTGGCAGACATGAATTTGCTACAGAAAATGTATCAGGAACTTCTGCTGCAACCGCAGCCTTTGCAGCATATTGGGCAAAATCTTATGCTGGAAACTATCAAATGACTTATGATTATCTAAAGTCTATTGCTACAACATCAGACACAAACAAAAACAATACAGTTGTTGATGTTTTAAAGTAAAAGGTTTTGGTCTGTAGTTCAGTTGGCAGAACAAGGCACTGTTAATGCCTGGGTCGTAGGTTCGAGTCCTACCAGACCAGCCAAGCGACTATTGCATAGTGGTAGTGCGTAACCTTGCCAAGGTTAATGTGCGAGTTCGATTCTCGCTAGTCGCTCTAAAGATTTGGTATAATAGTAGTGTACTGCCTACGGGGGTACACTAACTTATTCGCTTGAAAGGGGAATAAAAATGGTAACAAAACTCGCTATGGATCTATTCAATGATCCTTTTTTTATTGGCTTCAACAGAGAGTTGAATCGCCTAAACAGCGCATATAAAACAAACTCACAAACATATCCACCTTATGACATCCTAAAACTAGATGAAGATACATATAGAGTCTCACTAGCCATTGCTGGATTCTCAAAGGAAGATATTAATGTATCTGTAGATAATGGAACATTAATTATCAAGGGTGAGATTGTTGAAGTAACAGATGCTGAAGTAGTTCACAAGGGAATTGCTGCTCGTAAATTTGTACGATCATTTGCTCTTGGAGAATACATGGAAGTAACTGGGGCTGAAATGAAGGATGGTATGCTACACATTAATGTAGATCGTATTGTTCCAGAAGACAAGAAGCCTAAAACAATTGACATCAAAGTTGCAAAAAAGTAACCAATAGGATATAATAGACTAGAGGACCTGGACATGTCCTGTAATAAACTGTCCACTTTAATTAGGAGGAAACATGGCAGCAAAAGGTAGTTTGGCAGCAATTATTGAGGTTGCTAAAGCAGAAATTGGAACTATTGAAGGTCCAAAAGATAACGAGACAAAGTATGGTAAATGGTCTGGTGCAAACTTTGCTCCATGGTGCCAGTCATTTGTCTCTTGGTGTGCATTTACATCTGGTCTAGATCCAAAGAAGTATCCAAAGACTGCATCAACTGTTGCAGCAGCAGATTGGTTTAAGAAGAATAATCGTTGGGCAGATGCTCGTAATGATGATCCAACACCAGGAGACTGGATTTATTTTGATTTCCCAGATGATGGTGTAAATCGTATTTCACATGTTGGTCTTTGCATTAAGAACAATGGTGATGGAACAATTCAAGTTATTGAAGGAAACACATCTGGAACTGCAAAGGGTGACCAACGCAATGGCGGAATGTGTGTAGAAAAGACTCGTGCTTATGTAAAGAATAAGAAAGGTATCCTTAACGCAGTTGTTGGTTGGGGTCGTCCAGTATACGCTGGAGAAGAAAACCTTGCATTACTTTCAAAGGGTGAATCAATAATTCCATCAGGTTCAGTTGCTGTAAAGCCTTCTGCTCCTGCAGAAAAGAAAGAGTTTAAACCATTTAAGGTGGGCTCAAAAGGAGAAACAGTAAAAAAGGTTCAAGAACTTCTTGGAGTCAATGCCGATGGTGATTTTGGTCCAGGAACTGAAAAAGCAGTTAAGGCTTTTCAAAAGAAATCTTCTTTGCCAGTAACAGGTGTAGTCGATCAAGCAACACTAAAGGCACTAAGAGGTAAGTAATATGCCAAGATATGACTACAAGTGTACTGTGTGCTCGTCTCAAGTTGAATTTGAAAGAGGATTTGGTGAAGATAGGGAACCAGTATGCTGTAGTCAATCTATGCAAAGAGTTTGGACTGCAACAGCAACAATTTTTAATGGTAGTGGATTCTATTCAACAGACAACAGAAAGTAGCGGTATACTATGAGAACAATGATTACAGAAGAGATTGTTGCAAAAGAATGGGTATTAAAAGCGACAGATCGCTGTGATTCATGTGCAGCAGAAGCCCTTGTCAAGGTTACTGGTTTAACTGGAGACCTAATGTTTTGTGGTCATCACTATAACAGGATTATGGACAATAAAGAGGGTTATGCAAAGATGATGTCTTTTATGCTTACAATTGTTGATGAGCGTGAAAAATTGGTTGAAAACAAAGCGAAAGGTAAAGACTACTAATGTATGAGTATTTTGTTAAAGAAGTAAAGAATGTTGTCGATGGAGATACCATTGATGTTATTATTGATTTAGGGTTTGATATTTTATTTTCATCCCGTGTTCGTCTTGCTGGTATTGATACTCCAGAGTCACGCACAACAGACAAGGCTGAAAAGGCTCTTGGAATTGAAGCAAAAGAATACCTCAAGAAGCATCTAAAGGATGCTAAGTCTGTAGTAATTCGTACAGAAAAAATGGACTCATCAGAAAAATATGGTCGCATACTTGGCTGGGTATATGTAAATGGAGAATCAGAATCTCTTAATAATAAGATGATTAATGATGGATACGCATGGGGATATCTTGGTGAAACTAAGATCAAAGATTTTGAGGCATTAAAAAAGGCTAGAGCAAAGTCTGGCAAGTGATGCGTCATATACTATACTTTACTGCTGAATGGTGCAATCCATGTAAGCGTACAAAGCCAATTGCAGAAGAGTTGAATAGAGATAATGTTATTAAAATTCAATTTATTGATGCTGACGATAATGGAGAACTTTGCAGAAAGTTTGAAATTAAAGCAATACCAACCTTTATTTTAATAGAAGATGGTAAAGAACTTAGACGTATGAATGGTGCCAAAACAAGAGAGCAAATTGAGGAATTTATTAATGGATAGCGAAGAAGATAAAATTATAGACGACCTCATCCTTAAAGGTGGTCTTGAGGCTGCTGCCATTGATGAAGATACTGGCGAGATGCTTTACTCATTTACCCCAAAAATACAACAATTAATGCCTGATCTTTATAATGAGCATATCCGCACAGTCAATTCTGAAGTTATGAATCTATGGGAAAAAGGCTTTTTAAACCTAGATCTATTTCAAAAGGATCCAGTAATCACAATTACCCCAAAGGCTTTGAATAGAGAAGAGATTGAAGGCTTATCTAAGCAAGAAAGATGGTCTTTGTTTGAAATCATTAGGCTGCTCCAGCGTAAAGTCTGATATAATTTAGATAGAAACTTAGGAGGTTTACTATGCCGTATCATATTGGGGCAAAGGGTTCATACGGATGTTCAGGATACCCTGCTGTAAAAGAGGGTACAAATGAAGTAATGGGATGCCATAACACACGAGCAGAAGCCGCTGCACAGATTTATGCAATCAATCGTTCAGAAGGTAACATAGACAAATCAATGCATGTTGTAAGAGAAGGCGATTTTGTCATGGGTATGACTAAAGAAGGAATGATTCATGGCATGGTAGAACATATTATGATAGAAGGTGGAACATTGGGAACACCTGGAACTGAGTATGCCCTTGAGTCAATGCCTCCAGAAAATCCAGCAATGTCTGTAAGAATTTATAAAGAAGAAGAAGATGGTTGGGAGCCAACTGCATATAGCATTGGAATGATGTATAAAGATGCAGAGGTAATTGATATTGACAATCATTCAATGGAAAATGAAGAAGATGATGAAGAAGAATCAGATATGGAATCTGAAGAGAATTATATGGATAAAGCAAAGAAGCCTAACTATGGTGAAATGATTCAGCCACGTAGTGGTGGTTCCACACCAGCAAATCCAAAGTTATATGCAAGAGTGGTACAAGCAGCAAAAGATAAGTTTGATGTTTATCCTTCTGCAGTAGCAAATTCTTGGGTTGTACAAGAGTACAAGCGTCGTGGTGGAACCTATAAGTCAGATTCACAGTCTACAACAAAAAGTATTTGGGATGGTTCTTTTGATCCAAAAGGATTAATTAAGTAATGTCAAAAAGAAAAGCAACAGCATTTAATCCAACACAGATTAAGAATGGAAGAATTGTTCGTCTTAGAAAAGATGGAACAGTTAAGGCAGATCTTGGTCCATATTTAAATAAATCACAAAAGAAGGTTAATCATGGCTGATACATATACACCTAATGCTGGAATGAAGGCTGCTGCTAGACGTGCATTAAAGTGGAAAGAAGATGGCAAGGCAACTGGTGCAGGAACTCCCGTAGGTTGGGGTCGTGCAACTGATATTGTAAATGGATCACCAATGTCTTTGAGTACTGTCAAGCGAATGTTTTCTTTTTTTTCTCGTCATGAGGTAGACAAAAAGGGCAAAGGCTTTTATGATGGTCCAGAGTTTCCTTCTAATGGTCGTATTATGTGGGATGCATGGGGTGGAGATGCAGGTTTTGCATGGAGTCGTGCAATAGTAAATAGAGAAAAAAGTAAAGCAGAAAAGGCATGGGTAGGAAGCGCATTTAGTTTCAGAAAGGGGTAGAAACATGGACGATCTTAGCGTTGAAGAATTAAAACAGTTAGTTACTTTTTATAAGCAGAAATCTTCGGATTTAGAGTTTAGCCTATTACACACTCAATTAAAGTTAAATAAGGCTATTTCTTTTCAAAATCTTGAAGAACCTAGACCAGCAGTGAAGACTGTTATAGACAAAAAATCAAAGCCTGATTAATAGGGGAAGATATGGAATATATCCTTATTGTGGGCTTGACATCCATAGCCAGTTGGTTTATAATTAGAGTAATAAGGAAAAATGCTAGAAAAGGTTTTTCAAAGACTCTGTATAGTCAAAGCGACATACATAATCTATTGAAATATTTTTTCTCATTGGAAATAAACAATAACGAAAAACATCCTTCTCAGTTGACAAAGCGCAAAGAAAAGGATATGATTAAAGTTATCTTTATGGGAAACCTAGCATACTGGGTATCAGAAAACATATTTTATGTTGCAGAAGCAGTTGACGGAGAAGTAATTCCTGAAACAGCAGAACCAGTTGATACCAATAGTATGTCAAGAAGAGACTTAGACAAGATGCTGTTCATATTGGATAGCCTAAAGAATGGAAAAAAAAATGATAGTAGCAGTGCAGGGAACGAATGACTTTGATGATTACAACATCTTCATTCGTGCCATGGGGGTTGCACTTTCCACAATGCCAGAAGAAGATAGAGAGTTCGTAATCTATTCTGCTGGACCTGCTCGTATTAATTCTTTTGTTTCAGAGTTTTCAAATCTTTCAGAGCGTGGGATGAAAGCAAGAGGTCGTAAGATCAAATTTTATAAAGTTGCTTCAGCCTGGCTTGAAGAAAATCTAGAACAAGTAAACTATTTTGCGTTTCTTAGCAAACCTAAGCAACCAAATTCAAGGTTAGTTGCTTCTGCTGAATTAAAGAATATTGAAGTTGGAATTTTCCGTTACTAACAGAGAGAACAAAATGATAATCAATAAATTAGAAAAGATGGAAAAGATTGTTGCATCAAACAAATCATTAGCATGGATTGGTTGGGATGTTGCAGAGCGTAAGAAAACCGATATGGGCAGGACTGCTGTAAACGGTGTAAGAGTCAATGATCAGTGGTACACACAACGAGTATTTAAACTTGATCGAAATGGCTGGGATATTCCAAACAAATACAGGATGTAAAACATGAAACAGCACATCTGGAAAGACGATGCTGAGTGTTTAGGTCTTGATACTGATATATTTTTTGATAAATATGAAGAAGAGCCAACGCTTAGATTAGCGGTAGACTCTATATGCAATACATGTCCAGTTAGAAAGACATGTTTTGCTAATGGTGTTTCTGGAAAAGAATGGGGAGTTTGGGGTGGTATATATCTTGAAGGTGGAGAAATATCTAGAGAATTCAACAATCATAGGACTAAAAAAGATTGGGCAGAAACTTGGCAATCTTTAACAATGGATAAATAATGTATACAGATTCTATGCGTAGAGCCTTTCATTCTATTATTCCCCCAAAAGGATTTAAAGTACAGATTATTGACAACGATGCCTTTCTTACGATAAAATTAGATGAAAAGCATTTTGTAACTATGGTTCATGATGAAAAGATCCAAGCGTTACAATATGTTGTTCAAGTTAAAAAGGCATTAGAAATGAATGGGGCAGTGGTCTTGGTCACTAGAGAGGCAATAAAATAATGCAAACATTTTTACCATATCAAAACTATGACGAGTGTGCAGAATCTCTTGATAATAAACGTTTAAATAAACAGATACTTGAGTCTTATCAAATTCTAAAGGTATTGTCTGGTCAATCACCTTCAGGGGCTTGGCGTAATCATCCAGCAGTTCTTATGTGGAAAAATGCAGAGTACTCACTAAGAACATATGCTAAAACCATGATTACAGAGGCTAAGAGCCGTGGCATAAGGACAGATAAGAACGAAGCCAATATAGACGCTCTAGAAGCCTTGTGTGGCGATATATGGGGTACTGAGAAGCCTTTCTGGGCTAACTCAAATGGTCCACACCTAAAGCGTATTAACATTACCCACAGAGCAAACCTATATCGTAAGGATCCAGAATATTATGCTGAGTTCTATCAGGATACTAAGAATGAGAATAATAAGCCTTGTTGTGATAAATGTTTATACTACTGGGTAACTCATGCTACCCGCTCAGTTTGACAAAACCAGGACAAAAGAGTACAATAATATATAGAAAGGCAACAAATGAGTAACATTATTGTTATAGTTTTAGGAACGCTTACGGCTTCTTTTGCCATTGCCTATTCCGTTACTCTTTATAGAATTACTAAAATAAATCAGGCGTTTGCAAAACTTTTTATATCACATGAATCTCTTCAAGACTTTATTGCAAAGAACAATGTTGAGTTTAAAAATGATAGCGATATACACAAAGAAAATTTTATAAAGTTTTTATCAGATTCTCGTGATTGGGCTTTTGATTATATAGAAGAAGTTCAGACTGGTCTCGATAAGTTTATCAAAGAAATAGAACCAGAAATGAAATATTTTTCTGAATTTGGTATAGTTGGTTCTGCATACCCACATTATGATTCAATGAAAAAAATTCTTGCAGCATATCAAGAACTAATTAAACTTATGCCATCGGAGCCTGTAGCAAAAGATGCTTGATGTCAGGGGAATACCTACATGCATTTGTCCACAGTGTGGTGGAGAGTTGTTTCGTGCATTAGTTTCTTTTGATCCAAAAACATATACAGTCGGAATGTATCACTTAGATATTCAATGCCATGATTGTGGTGCTCTATGTACTGCGCCAACGCCAGTAGATCATCCAAATGGTCCAAACAATGAAGTGGGGAATAAAGAATGAAAGAAATTACTTTATCAGTATTAACAGGTTTTGGATGCGGTGTCGTGTTCGCAGCATTCAAATTGCCAGTACCAGCACCACCAGTTTTTGCGGGAGTCGCAGGAATTATTGGTTTATGGATTGGCTTCACAACACTAACAC